TTGACGATGCGTTAAGCTGTTGAACTGTTACAGGTGTTTTAATAACGTGAACACTATTCATTTTATCCGCTCCGCCTATTACCCTGTTCAAAGCCTTTTGCAAGAATGTTTGGTCTTTTGGTTGCATTGATTGACCTGCATCACCTGATGCGCTAACCAAAGCAGAAACACCTCTGTTTTGAAAGTATTCGCTTAAAGCAATCTCAATATTATTTGAGGCGTTTAATATATTTTGAGCCGCTTGTAGTGGAGATAATCCGTTTTTGTCTTGCAGTCCTGTGATAGTTGGGTTATTCATTGCAACGTGCATTACAAATTCAGGGTCTATTTTTTTAACAAATAAAGCATTATTGAAATCATAACTCTGGACATTGCTTAAAATACTACTATCGTAATTATTAATCTCTACATTTTGAGGAGGCAAAATTACTTGTCTGCCACCCATAAAGCCAACAGAATCAACATCATTGTAAATATAGCCTTCACCAGTTAATTCGTAAAATGTCACCAATTGCTCCCAAAACTCATTAAAACTTTGGAAGTCATTAGGCTTATAAACAAAATCGTAAACGTCTCCGCTTGTTATTTCTTCGCCTGTGTTCTTATCGTAAATGTAAATAGGTAGATTTGAGATGGCTACAGATATTCTTTTGACAATCGTATAAACAACAGCACTACCTAAATACCCCCTTTGAATTGCCTCTTGGTCTGATATAGTCGAGCCGTTTAGTCCTTCGCCAATCTTAAAAAAATTGTTCGGAAATGCCTGTAAATTATCCCTTAAACGTCTACCAAAATCATTATACGACATATTTTCTTCCTTTGTATGCAAAATTAACCAAAATTTATCTTATAGCCCCCAAAGATGCAACTGCGTGTATGCGTACCCAATCCCATCAATTGAATGATTATCCCTGTCTACTGGTAGTTCTGCTCTCTTATTGCTCCAAACATAGCTATTTAACTCCTTTTCAATGTCAGGCGAATCATCAACAATGATAAGATATTCTTGCAGCCACCTCAAACGCTCCGCTACAATTCCAGCCCTTTTATATGCTTTTACTGCGTTATAATTTGCCTGTCTTAACTGGTCAATGTTTAAGGGTTCTGAACTATCGCAGACAATCAAATCATCAGTTTTGCAGTTGGATTTTATAACGTTTAAAATATTAGGCATTGATAAATTAGAAGCATAGGCGATTTGCTTAACGTAAAGGATTTTAGCTTTTTTATCTACCGCTATTTTCGTGAGCGTAAAAGGGTCAGTCCAGCCCCAATCTAAGCCAAACACATACGGAAGCGAATCGTTAAATTTACCTCTTTTCCACCGTTTTAAAATAGCCCCTTCCAATGGTGCATACTCACCTTTTCCGTAAACCTTCCACCTGTACTCGTCTGCTGTTCCTTGCTCAATGTTTTCAGGTGTTGGCTGGTAGCTTAGAATCTTATTAATAATACTTTGGTCTAGGAATGGGTTTGTATCATAGGTACTTTTTAAAGTTCTAACATTATCCCTCCGCTCATATTCCTTTTCCTTCAGCCAAAACTCACCAGATGGGTTAAAATCTACCCAAGTATGGGTTTTTGTCCTTACATAAATAGCCTCAAATATGCCGAAACTGATGCCATTAACCTCGTTAAAAAAAGCATAATCCCTTTTGCCATTCTTTGCATCCTGCTCATCGTCATAAGAATTAAATTCAATTACTGAACCGTTATAGAAATGAATAATGCGCTCCGATTTATTGTAGAACTTAATAATATTCTTGCACCAATCCGAAGTTGATATTATCATTAGAACGTCTCTAATCGCTCCTTTTTTTAGGTTTGGTATATCTTGCCCAACTACTGTAGTTATCGTGTTAGGATTGTTCCAAGCGTTAACTATCAGCACCTGCATAATTGAGTAAGTCTTTCCGCTTGAAGTACCGCCTCGATTTACAGTTAGGTCGATTCCTTCTGGTATTTCAATATTCTTTTTAAATAATGAACTTACTCGAAATGGTTTTTTAGATAACTTCTGGCTCATTTCCTTCTGCTATAAACGAGATGTCACCACTTTCAAATTCGTGTGATATTTCTTGTCGTTCTACATAGCCTCGTTTCTTTCCTTTGGTCTTTAGAAAGAATATTGTAGCAGCCGCAGAGCCATCTTTAATCTGCATATGCAAATGACTTTCTGCAAAATCAATAGCAACGTTTTCAATATCTCTAACTTCAGCAGCAAATTGCTCATCGTCTTTTAACCATTGGTAAAAAGTAGTCCGACCTACTCCAACCTTCTTACAAGCTGTTGTGACTACCCCTAGTGCAGATTCTAAAGCTTCAAGTATTGCCTTTTTATGGTGTTCGGTTCTGTTTTGTTCTGTCATATTATTTCATTTCAAATGATGCCGTTATTCTGTTTTTAGATATTTGCATATTACCAACTGTAGTTCCTTTTGACTGTGATGTTGTTCTTCCAAATCTTGTTGTTATCCATTTATTAGATTTCTTTAAAGCATAAATTAAACTTGGAGATGATGTAACAATGTTATATCTATACTTATCTTTTTTATATATTTTTCCTATTTCTTCTAAAAATTTAATACCAAAACCTGCTCCTTGATAATCAGGTAATATAACTAATCTATGTACTTTTTTTATATTTTTAACTTTTGGATGAGGAAAATGTAAAACACTTAAAAAACCTGCTATCTCATCATTTACAGTTGCTAAATAAACGTGTGCTGCATTATTATGACTATGACTTAAATAATGGTGTTTAGCAAACATTCTCCAAATTGATTTGTCTTTTGCTTTGTAGATGTTGAATTTAATTTTTGGTCTATTTTTTTTTTTGCTCTTCAAAAGATTGAAAAGTCATAGTATCAGTATTAAAAACCCAATCAGGCATTAACCAATCTTCTACATCATAATGGCAACCAACTGCTATAAATTGTTTATCTGTTTTTCTTATTGCTTTTTGTATTGCATAACTTCCTATTTTAGCTACATTTCTATCTACAACACTTGTAAACTCATCAAACACAAACATCTTATTTTCTTCTAATATTGCTCTTGCTAAATCTACTCTCATTTTTTGTCCATTAGATAAAACTGAATAAGGTTTTAACCAACTTGGAGGACTTGAAAAACCAACTGAATTAAATGCTTTTGTTATCTCATCAACAGAACATTCTTTAGGCATATCATCCAAAATAGTTTCTTTTGTGTATTCATAAGATGTTATATATGAATTTGGAAATAATTGTTTAGCAATAGTAGTTTTACCTGTACCTGATTTACCAACTATTAAACCTATTTTCCAATCAGTATTTAAATTAATTTCTCCTTTAAATTGTTCAGTTATTTTTTCACTTTGTAAATCAAACTTACCAATAATAGAAGCAACTCTAAAACTTTTTGGTGCTGTTGTTTCTTTTATAATGTCAAAAGTCGGCATATATATCCTTTATTTATTAATTCGTTATATAATTTTTCTTGTTCTATTTCATTTTCTAATTCTACTTCTAATCTAAATGAACCATTAATACTATCAGATAAATCTTTTTGTTCTTTTATATCTTGTTCTAATACATCTTCTTTTTCAAATGGTATAAATTCTAAACCCCAATCTTCCAACTGTTGAGTGTTCCATTCATTACCTAATATATCCCAATCCCACTCTCCAAATCCTACATTGTCTTTTACAATAAATTCCCTTTGCTGTTCTTCGGTTAGGTTTTCGGCTTTGATAATTGGAACTTCTTTTAATCCTGCTTCTTTGCAGGCTTTTAGCCTCATATTACCGCCCAATACTACCATATCGTTATTTACTACAATAGGTCTTAAAAAAAGCATTTCTGGGAATGTTTTAATCGACTTAACTAGCTTCTTAAATTTATCGTCTTTAATTAATCTTGGGTTGTCTTCGTTTGGTTTTATCTTAGAAATTTTTACTATTTCCATTTTTTAGCTTTTAAAATATTAAGTAATAAGCAACTGCTACTATCACAATACCAACAAAAACCGCTACTATTTTAGTAACGGTGTTCATTGCGCTTTCTAGTCCGTCTTCAAAATCATTCATTTCTTGAAATTCTTTCTCAGTCATAAGTCAAATGTATATATTTTTAAACAGGTTTTTTAATAAGTTCGTCTAATTCACTTTCAAAAATTATTTCATTAAAAGTTTCAAATAAATGTTCGAACTGCGCTTGCCTTTCAAAAATTTCGTAACCTAATTTATCACTTGCGTGCAATGATGCTAATGTTTCTGAAGATATACTTTTCAAATCAAAACCATATGCAATTGCTATTCCTAACGACTCCTGTAAGCTAGGGTCGTTTTCAGATAAATATTCCATTGCTTTATAGTAATAGATTATTTCAACTTCTAAATATCCCTGATTATCAGCATTAATTATAAACTCATCAAATGAACTTACATTATCATCAACGCATTCTTCAAGCCCTTCAGCTATAAAATTTTGCTCTACAATCCATTGCTTTATTAACTCTGTTCTCATTGCTTTAGTTATTTTTTTCATCTTTTTTTAGTGTTAAGTTATTATTTACGCATTACTTTTTGCTCCACCTTTACCGAAGCTGTGTCTATATTTTTAGTCTTGTTTTTGGAACGTTTGTTTAGCTCGCTCTGGTAGTTTAGGTTAACGATGTTGCAAGCTGTTTTAAACGTCTTGCACTCTTCTGTTTCTCCGCTTTCTTTCCAAGTTATTTTGTGGTAATTCATTTGCTGTATTTTAATATTCTTTTTTAATTAATTCATAAAGCCTTAAACAGCTTAAAACGATAGGCTTTGCGTATTCAATTGAATGGTCTATGTATTCATACTTCCAATCGCTTGAGCCTTGAAATTTTAACAGTTCTTTAATGTGCTGCTCCATTTTCGTTGAATGCATAATCATATCATTATCAACTTCAATGTCAAAAATCTGGATTCCTTTTTTCCTCCAGTTCTGAGGAACGAAACCTTTGCCATCCCAGTTCATTGGCTCTGAGTTTTCAAGGTACTGCGCTTTTATTTTTAGATTCACTTTCATCTAATCAGTTTTTTCATTAAATAATTCAAAGGGTGTGTCTACTTTGGTGAAGTACTCTAAATTATTCCAAATGCCGTATTTTATTTCTAAAATAAATTCTTCTTCTTCTAAGGCTTTTATAATGTCAGACACCAAAGATGGATATCTATTTTTTTGCTCGTCTAAAATTTGCTTGTACCCTGGTTTTAATTTTTCAATCAACTTCATATCTTGCTTTGTTTTTGTCTTTTAGGTTAAAGGAGCATTACGCTCCTATTTGTTCTACATTGCTAATCCATTGTGTTGTTTCTTCGTGGACTGATTCTTCATCATATTCTACTTTTTGTACTAAATCCCAACTTTCTTTTTGGCTTTCTGTACCTTTAATATATCTATTGTATTCTGCTTTAGTCATTTCAACTTCTTTTATATAACTCTGTGTTATTGTTTCTGTCATTGTTACTTGTACTTTCATATCGTTTGTTTTTCTTTAGACAAATATATAACTTTTGTTATACAAATTACTCTTTTTATAATATTAATTAAAAATAAATTATCTAAAGTCGATAAAAATATAATTTGATTAGGTTGTTTTGGCTGCTGCTGGTTTAATAATTTGATTAGCTTTGCAGTCTTGTTAGGGCGTTATGCTTTACGCTCATATCCTGTTTTAGTTAGAAAGAGCCTCGTTTATTCGAGGCTTTTTTGTTGCTGCTAACTTTGAATAAAACACATTGAAACAGTGGTTTATTCGGGCGTTATGCTTAATTAAAATCAAAATCTGGATTTTTCTTAAACTTAATAGCTTTTATATATCTTTTGTTTTGTATAATAGATTTTAATATTCTGTGCCACCCGTCCAAAATTAAGCCATCTTCTCCAATTATAATTCTATATTTTAAATCGGCATCTAAAGTTTGTTTAAAATGGTTTGCAATATCATACATACTTAGACTTCCCCATACATTTTCATTTAAACAAATAGAATGTATATCTAATTTAAATTCAATAGTATTATTTTTATCTTTTGAATGTTTTATAAGATTGTGAATATACCAACCTTTTTTTCCGATTGTAAAAATATGATTTTTCATTATATTATTGTAATTTTATATAATAAGCATAACACTACCTAAAGCACATTAAAACGATGCTTTAGCTTTAACGTTAGTACAGTCCAATATACTTATTAGCTGCTTTTCTTAGGGCTATTCTATCGTCTTTATCTAGCCGTTCATTAGTTAAGGTCTTGTTAAACTCTTTCGCTCGTTTTATAGCCTCTTTAACTTCTTCTTTGCTTGGTTTCAATACTGGATACTCTGCGATGATTCCAAAATTTATGTATTCAAACAAATCAACTCCGAATGTTTCTTGTAAATTTTTTGAGTAGTTAATTAAATTTCCAGATAAATAACTGTTGCAATGTTCGCACTGCAGATAGATATTCATAAGGTTAAACCGAACCGAAGGATTAGCCCCAACAGAATGGTAGTGACCAGCATTCTTTTTTTTTGGTTTTGGATTGCCGCAAGAGATGCAAGGTTGAGAAAAGTCTATTTCTCTGGCTATTTTATTAATGACTAGCTGGAGTAGCTTTTTGTAAGCAGACAAAGAAATGATTTGCTCTTTTAACTCCGCTTTTTTCTTTCTCCAGTCTTTTTTTTCCTTCGCTGCTTTTAAGTATTTAGAATGGTTTAAAGCGCATTGAACTGAGCAAGTACTTTGCAAAGGTCTTAACTTCTCAAACTGCTTGCCGCAACCTTTAAATTTGCATTTTCTCCAACCTTTCATTTTAATAAGTCAATCACAGGAAGTAATATTCCTTTACTAGTATTGTTATCTCCTCCTTTTATATCTCGTTTTGAGCCAATGTATTTCCTGCACAAAGTTTTCAGGTTTTTTGATGGCAAAATTATAAGTGTTTTTTGAATTACAATGCAATAAAATTCTGCCTCCGATATTGAAATTCCGCTTAGTTTACCTCTGGAAAAATACTCAATAAAAACATTTCCAGTTTTATGCGCTTGCAGGTCATTTTTAACTTCAACCTTTTTATTACCAAGAATTTCAGAAAGGTATTTTTCAGCAACTTGACCTACCTTTAAATCGTATTTAAAATCCGAATTAAAATCCATTTTTTTTTATTACCATTTTAAAAATTCGTTGTAAGCTAGTAATCTGAAAATTCTGTTTTTACTTGCTCGCTCGCTTTCTTCGTTGTCCAACCTAAAAACTGGTTTAATTTTATCGCCTGTAGTCGCTGCACGTTTTCTAATGACTAACTTTCGGGCTTCGCTAACTTCTTTTGCATAGGCTAACAAAGTGCGCTCTTTTAATTTGGTTACCTCTATCTCAGTTAGGTTAATCGTTCCCTCTTTTTGCAATTGAATAAACTTTTGAGAACCGTAATCATTAACCATTTTTGTGGGTTCTTTTTTCTTCTTCGCTTTGTCCGCTTCTATTATTCCGACAAAACTCTTTTTGTAATCCTTTCGGGCTTTGATAGCCTTTTCTTCTTGCTCAGCATCCCATTTTAGATTCGCTTCGTAAAGTCGCTGCTTAGTTATAGCCTCGTTTTGTTCTTGAAGGTATCCAAGTATAAAATCGTTAATGGTTGCGTAATTTATGCCCATATAATCACCATACTGTTTTGCCATTCCTCGCTGAACTGCCAAACTAAGTTCTTCCGATGTTAGGCTTCCGTATAATCCAGTCCTGACGTTTATTTTCATTTGGTGTAAATATGCGCCAACTTGATTTTTATAATCGTCCTCGTTTTTTTTGTGTCCTGCCAGATTTAAAGCAAAATCAAAAACTTTTATGAAGGTTGCTACAAAAACTTCGATGTTTGCTGTTTGTATTGTCCTCAGTGTTTCCGTTGCTCGGCTTAAAATAATTTCCTTTTCGCTTGCTGTTAGCTTTGGACTAATGTTTTTGAAGTCGTACCGATGTGCTATTGTTAATTTGTCGCTCATTTTAGTTTTTTATTGCCTCGTTAAATAATACTCTATTCATTTCCTGCCTTGATTCGGTTGTGGTTTTTGGTGTTCCGAATTTGCTCTCGTTCTTCTTCCAAGTGCTTAACCGCCTAGCTGTGTTAAATGGTTGGTTTTTGCTTAGTTCAAATCTCATCTTTTTACCGTTATCTCCTTTCTCAGTCCAATAGTAAAAAAATTCTTTTAATAAATTAACATCGTATTTGTCTTGAAAATTGAGCAAGGTTTTTTTAAAAACCGCCTCTTTATCTTTTATTACATTTACTGTATCTTTTACTGTTACTTTATCTGTTACTGTTACTGTATCAGGTTTTCTAGGTTTTAAATTAACCTGCTGGGTTATTTGGGTTTTTGGTCTACCTCCTAGCTTTCCGTTCATCCTGCTTTTTTCCGCTCTTTCCTCCCACTTTACTAAGTCACGTTTTAAGTTCTGCTTTACGGATTCAAATGTAATATCTACTATAGGGTTGTCTGATTCTGGGTTAAGGTCGTTTATGTATCTCAGATAGTGTTTAAAAAACTCTCCTGCTGTTTCATTGTCCATTTTCTCAACGGTATGAATTAAATCGCAGTATAAAAGAACTGATTTCTTATTTTCAGCCATAGCCTATAAATTAAAAAACCCCTCTAAAAAAGCAAGACCACCACAGCTTACTTCATTAGAAGGGTTAAATAAAAAAAAATCGTTTTGTTGTGGTGGTAACATTCGTCAAATATATTAATTAAAACGGCAAATCGTCCGTTTGCTCAATATCTTTTTTAACTTCCTCAGAAGAATTAGCCTCCTTCTTTTGGTGTTCCTTTCCGTTGCCTATATAAATACTTGTTTCCTCCTTCTTTGTAGATTGCTGAATAGACATTGTATTTCCGTAGTTGTCAGCCTCATCATTAAGCCAGATAGCTACATCAATGTATTTTCCTTTTTTTCCTACAAAGATTTTTTCTTTGTCAATTTTTGCTAAGTCAATTTTAGCGTGATAAAGTTTGCTCATTTTTAAACAGTTTTTAATTTAATTAATTTTTCGTTTCTTCCGTAATTTCCTAGCCTCATTCGCCCAGAGTATTCTAGCTTTTCATCTTTAACAAGATTGCTAATGCTTCGCCTAGTGCTAGTTATTGGTGTATTGTTTCCAAATAGTGCTAAGTGTACTCTACTTGCACCGTATTCGACGGCTGGCTGGTCTTTAAAGAACTCCAGTATTTTATCTGTTTGAGTTTCGGTTTTCTTTTTGAAAGCCTGTAATTGTTCACCGCTTTCGTTTGTTGTGTTGTAGTACTCCATTGCTTTAATATTATGTTTTAGTTTGTAAATATACTGAAATTTCTTCGTCTGGTGAAATTTCTGAGTTTCATATTAATAAAAGTTTTTTTAGTTTATCACTAACTAACGGTCTGTAACAATATCTAACTAATATTTTGCCATCAATGTGTTGAGTCCATTCAAAATATTGAACTTCATCGTCTGTAATTATATTGATTAACGGCTTTTTTGGCTCTATTAAATCACAATCACTAATAATATTAACAGAAACGCTCCACGGAACTATGCCAACGTCTACACTATACATTTGAGTTTTGTCACCTATTGAATAGCATTCTAAATCACATACAATATCTAAATACTCAGTTATTTTTGGTATATCTCTTATTTCTTTAACGTCAATCATTTGTAGCTTCATTTCCATTTTAGTTTGTTTTTATTTCAATTAATTCAAATTTCTGCGCTGTTCTTGTTTCCTTTTTTAAAGCCGTTTCGATTAGCTTTAAACGATTGCTTCTTTTTGCAATTTCTTTATGATTAAACTTCAAAATTAGAAGGAATGATAATTTCCACCATTTTGCAGACTTTCTCCGCATCCTTATTGATTTTCAACAGATTAGATTGTACTACTCTAAGCGAACCTCGCCAGAATATGATTTCGTTTTCAAACCTTTCGTTCCAATGTTCGCCAATTCTTTCTACTTCGCTTTCTGGATTTCTGCTAGAAAATTCATAAGCAATTAAGCTGTCTAAATATTTCTTAATTTGTGTTTCAGTCATTTCGCTTTATTTTAAAAGTTTAAATAATTCTTTTTGAGCCAATTCTACACGCTCAGTTAAAAAGTCCTTATCCTCTTGTGGAATCTTAAATTTGACGGAATTAATATCGGAATAAGCGCAGTCATTTTTAAGGTATGGCGTTTCCTCTAAGGTCAACCATTTGACTTTTTCCTTCGCCTGGTTTAATGCTTCCGAATCATTAGCATCGTACTCAAGGTTTGATTCGCTAAGAATCTCCAAAACGTCATCTTCTTTAGGACAGTAAACAACCGCCATTGCAAAGTCTTTGTTTGCTAAAATGCAGTTCGATACTAGTTGCCAGTAGTACTCAGGCTTGGCTAATTTAAAAGCCTCTATGTTTCCGTTTCTTACTTCTTCATAAATATCTACCTGCTCGCAAAAAGATTTTCTTGTAAATGGGCATTTTATATCTCCAACTAAAGTATCATTTTCGAAGTCGCTTGCGCCAGTCCACATTAGACTAGGATGTTTTCTTCGCTTGTCGGAGGCTATTCGTGCAGTTGGTTCTAAGTCATCGCTTTTAATCTTTGAGTAGGCATAAGCCTCTACTACATTGCCCCAGCTTGTAGCCTTGCTGCTTTGGTCTGAGCCTAAACTTTGCCCCAGTCTGACCTCATAAGATTTTTCTTTTATGTAGGTCAATCCGATTGCGCTAAAATCTTGGTCTTTGCTTCTTCCGCTTTTGACCAGTTTGTAAATTTGACTGCTAGAAAATGTTGCTGTTCTGTTTTTCACTTTGCTTTGTTTTAGTTATGTAAAATGGGGGAATTTCACCCCCTTGTTTTTAATATTTTGTCAAGTCGTTATATGTTTCTTGTATTGATTCTTCGCTCATACAATCAACTGCGTTTCCGTAAATCTCTCTAACTTTTTCTTTTACGGTTGTCTTTACTAATTCTCTTAATCTTCTATCCTCTTGTATCTGTTTAATTAATTCTACTTGGTCGTTTCTATCGTTATCTACCGAAAACTGACTGTTTAAAAATGTTAAGTTTTTCATCTCGCTTTATTTTAGTTATGTCTTATTGACTTGACAAATATAGTACAATTATTATATAAATTACCCTTTTAATAATAAATCTTTTTATTTTCTTTTTAGGTTGTTAATGGTTCGCTTGTATTCAGCCGAAACTTCATTGATGATGATTTCTTCTATTGCTGTTATTTCTGTTTCAGTTAACGATTCACGTTTGTCGTTAAAAAGGCTTTCAAGCTGCTCTTTAATTTCAGCATCATTAGTAACTTTAACAGGTCGAAAATCTTCTTTGTTATAAATATCTTGTGCAATTCCAAGTTCACTTGCACATTTTTTCAGACAATTACTTGCGGCTGATTTAAAGTCATTGCCAATGCTTAAAGGAATTTTAGTTCCATCGGCTGCAGGTTGCCTTTTGTACATAATGTCTTTGTTACCAAACTGAACCTTGTTAATAGTTCTTATTTTGCCATCCTTCTCAATGTTGCAGGTAAGCCTACCTTTTACGACCACCTCGCCAAATAGTACTTTTTCGTCCAGAATGTCGAACGACCAATCCCAACCAAACATTAAATTTAGGCATTTACGAACATAACCGCCCGTTACATACTCCCAAGTACCTCCACCTTTTGCTGGTCGTTTTTTGATGTATTGCGTGGGCGTTTTGTTCAATATCGTATTAAGCTGAAAATCGTTAAAAATCAACTGACCAGATGTATTTACGTCCTCTTTTGTAATCAATGCTAAATCTTGCTTCTTCATCTTGTTTTAAATTAAATTAGTGACTGTTTGAAATTTTTGCATACCCAAATTAAAAGTTCAATATCATTTTTGTCATATCGCCTTCCGTTCCAAGTCTGCCTTAATTCGTTTGCTTTTTCTTCGCTCAACTCAGGATGCTTTTCCTTTATCTTATTTATATAAGGATAACGTGGCGGCATTCCCACTTTGGCAATCATTAATTGGAGCTGTTTCTCCTGCTTTTCAAATTCTTTATTCATCTTTTAGTTATTTATTTAAAAACAAATATAACAAATTTGACAAATACTTGACAAATTAAATAATTTATTTTTATTGTATATTGCCGAAAATCAAGCGGTTATTCATCATCCTGAATATGGACAGATTAGCCGCTTAACGCATAACTTTTAAATCTCAATTTCTCCAGACTGGTAGAAATCAACCCATTGATTAACGTGATTTATATTTTCAGATACCTTAAACGGCTTAACGCTTCCGTTTGCCCTATAAGCGTAAATGTAAGTTCCGTTAAGAGTAATGTCAATTTCGCTTTTTATTTTTGCTTTTCTTAAAATGTTCTGAATCTCAATAACGTTTTTTACAATTTGAATCTCCATCTTGCTTTGTTTTAGTTACGTCTTATTGACTGGACAAATATAGACTAATTATTATATAAACAAAGAAAAAGATAACATTTATTTGATTAATTTATTTGATTAATCAGCAAAAGCAGTGCTGTGCTTGAGCCAAACGAGATAAAACCGATACGAAATAATTTGTTTCGCTTGATTAATTTGTCAATTTTCTTGTCACGTTGAAGGATTAGTTCCCTATAATAGATAATTTCCTCCGCTTGGATTACTTCTTTTTGCTCAAAATTGGTTATTAGTTTGCTTTGTGTTTGGATGATTAAATGCTGTTGGCTAATTTTAAGCTGTCTATTTTCCAGGAGCGAATCGCAATAAAACGCTTTTATTTGGTATTTTCTAATCTGCTTTAATTCGCTTAGATTGAATTGAGCGTTTGATAACATTGGCAAGGCTATCAGTATTATTAAAAGTGTCCACCGCTGTATATTTTCGCTCCATTTCATTCTGCAAATTTACATATATAGTTTCGGTTTCTTTTGGTTTAGTAATAAGACTATCTAAGACTTCTTTTAAGCTATCATTTGAGGCGTTTAAAGTTGCTTTAATGCTATCTAATCTTTGTATTGTTTTATCCTCGTTTAAAGGCGTTAATTCGCTTGATGGAAAAAAAGCCCAAATTAAACAAGCTAATGCAAAACCGTAAACAAAATATGAATAGGTTTTATTGGTAAATTGAATAAATTGTTTTTCCGCCAATTTTCTGAGCCTTTAAAATTTGATTCCTGTTATTGCCTTTTCTTTTTCTGGAAACGTGAACCCAATTAGGATTTTTTGAATCGCCAAACTCCCAAATTAATTGGTCAAAATCAATTTTTGCCCTGATAAAATCAAACAATTCGCCATTTGTTATTCCTCCAAAAATGTCACAGTCCAAGTCAAGTGCCTCACCTTTGCAATGTTGCGAGTTAGAACTTCCCCCGATTTTACTATTCAATTCCTTAGACCTCAGCCCACTACTTATGTAAATAGCCTTATTAAAGTAATCTCTGCAGGGTTGAAATACGTTTTCTGCTAGGGAAATTAGGTTTTCTAATTGTTCTGGATTGGGTTGGTTGTCGATGCCGTATCGGTCAGCTGTGTTGCTTTTTGTTGCCTCTTTTAAGGTTAAATTTCTGCTCAAATTCATATTATCGCCTTTGGTTTTATCATATAATCGTAAACCAAAGTACGAAATTCTTTGTTTTCCTCAGCATCTTTTTTAATGTACTCCAAATCTACCTGAATTTGATTGACTGATTTATGAAGGCTTTGTTTTGACTTTTCAACGTCACTTAACATATCTCTGTTCTTTCTGTCGTTGCTTTGAAGGACTCGAATATCACCGTATAATTTAACTAAAGTTCCTATTACTGGTATCATTATGCCGCCAAACGCGATGCTGGCTGTTAATAATTGACTCATTCTTTTGAAATTATAAAGGTTTCGGGTTTTATTATTCCTGTTTTTCTTCCAAGCCAATCAACCGTTATAGAAAAAATACCTGTCAAAGTGTAGCCGCTTACCTCCAACGTTAAATCACCTTCGCCAGCTTTATTTAAAGCCCATTGCGTTATCTCTTCATTGTTTACACCGCTATGAATGAGAGTAACGAAAATCGCGCTAAACGTAAAGCCGATAATCATATTATTCCACCTTTTGGAAAACCATCTATAAAAACTGCGTTGAAATCCGTTTGGCTTTTTGCCGTAATAGTATTCGTGGTTTTGATAATGTATAAATTCTGAGGCAAT